GCCCGATCGCTGTTTTTACCCCTCGGGTGTGGTGCTTCGAAGATAGACGCTTCAAATCCCAACTTTCTGCGGCGAAAGTGGGGGCTGCAGCCTTGAAATGATAGAAAATATGTTCTATGCTGAAGGCAATAGAGTCAACCACAGATAGACCACACCACGATAGCCACCGCGGCGCCTGCCAGGCCGGACAGTGTGACGCTCCCGGATGAGTGATGAGATCGAAAACTTCGCTGCCCGCAGGCCTCTACGAGATGGGTTTCCGCATTGCCAGATACTGGATCATCGACCATGAGCGACGCGACGACACAGAAGGCTGCCTGCCCGGCGTCCACACCCGCACACAAGCCCCACAAGGGGCAGCGGTGTACGGCGTTGAAGGCGGATGGGACACGCTGCAAAGCCTGGGCGAAGCGGAACACGGTTCCACCGCGGTGTGTGATGCACACCGTCTCACCGGTCTCGGCGCCGCCGGGGGCGGTCGGTTCGGTTCTGCAGAGCCCACCCCAGACGGCCCAGCCTCCGGCGGACGAGACGCCACCGGGCCAGCTCTGTTTTCCCGGGATGTCGCACGAGCCGGCTTCGGAGACCCCGACGACCCTGCCACCGGAGACTATTGAGGAGGTCATCGGTGATCTGGCGTCCAAGCAGGCGACGCTCTCAAACCTCATCGACACCTGTATGAAGGGCGGCGTCCACCTCGCCGACCTCGTCAAACTCTTCGCCCTCCATGGACAGAATGCCAGCAGACTGGGCCGTCTCCTCCGCGATCAGCGCGCCCTTTCAGGAGACGCAGCAGACGGCATCGCCGGCGCCATCGCCCAAGCTCTCGATGAACTCTCCAACGAACTGGGAACCGAGCTATAGCAGTCAAACAGACTGTCAAGACCGAACGGACTGCCAAGATGACCAAGGGACAGATAGTGCACGGAGTCGAAGTCATACCACCACCAGGACCCGGCGAGGTCGCTCTAAGAGCTGCAATCCGCAGCTTTCGCCCGGATCATGATGAGACGTCGCAGAGAATGGCCCTATGGGCCGCCCTCCGTGACCGTACCAGCGCCGAAGATCTCCGTAACCTCTGCTTTCTCCTCAACCTTGACTACGACACCCTCCCGGGAGACGGACGCAGCGCCAAAGCCCGGGAAATCGTCGCCCACTACGAACGACGAGAGGAACTCGATACCCTGGCCGCAGCCCTGCAACAGCTACGACCGGACATAGAGCCATGACTACTTATGCCCCTTTCGCCCGCCACGATCATCAAGCACTGGCTCTCCGACATCCGCAACTTCTCCGGCCAAGTGATCAAACTCCCCTTGCGCAAGTACCAGCTCAGACCCGCCGACGCTATCCTCGACTCTGTCCTGCACGGCAAAGGCTTGACGTTCGCCGTGATGATGTCCCGGCAGGCAGGCAAGAACGAGCTTTCCGCCCAACTAGAGGCTTACTTGCTGAACTTGTACCGCCGGCGTGGGGGAGGGATCGTCAAGGGCTCCCCCACGTTCAAGCCGCAGACCGTCAACTCGATCCTCCGTCTCTCCGACCGCCTCAACAACTCGTGGAACCGGAAGGAGTTCCGCCGGCGCGAAGGCTACATCATCCAGCTAGGCAACAGCAGGGCCTTCTTCTTCTCCGCCGATCCCGCGTCAAAGGTCGTCGGCGCCACCGCCTCCCTTCTCCTCGAAGGCGACGAAGTCCAGGACATCGCGCCGGCCAAGTGGGACAAGGACTTCACACCGATGGGGGCCTCCACTAACGTGACTACCGTCTTGTATGGCACCGCCTGGACCTCCACCACCTTCCTCGCCCAGTCCGTCGCGTTCTTGAAGCAGCAGCAGGCTAAGGACGGCATACGCCGCGTCTTTGAAGTGACCGCTGACGAGGTCGGCAAAGAGGTCCCCGCTTACGGAACCTTTGTAAAGAACCAGATCGCACGCCTCGGCAGAAACCACCCCCTCGTCAGAACACAGTTCTTCCTGGAGACCATCGACGGCAGCGGGGGCCTCTTCCCGCCGGCCCGCCGGGCCTTGATGTTTGGCGACCACCGGCGACGGTCCGGACCGGAGCCCGGACACCGTTATGCAATCCTCGTAGACGTCGCTGGTGAAGACGAGATCGAGGGCTCACAGCTTGACCGCATGATGCTTGCCAATCCCCGCCGCGATGCTACCGCTATCACCATCGTCGACGTGGAGCTCGCGCGCCACGGCAGCGCGTTGCCCACAGCCTACCAGACGGCACCAGAGCCCCGCAGGCGCATGTACCGCGTAATGGACAGACAAATACACCTCGGAACCCGACACACCGCCCTGTACGCCAAAATCGTGGGCTTAGCGGAGCACTGGCACGCCGCGTGGATCGTCGTGGATGCGACCGGAGTAGGCGCCGGCCTCTCCTCTTTCCTCGTCCGCACTCTCGGAGAGCGTGTCACACCGGTGGAGTTCTCCGCCAACGTCAAGAGTGACATAGGATGGGACTTCCTCGCTATCGTGGAGACCGGACGCTATCGGGACTACATCGACGACCAAGCCGCAGATACACGCCAGTTCTGGTATGAGGTGGAATCTTGTCAATACGAGATCAGCACCGGCCCAGGAAAAAGAATGAAGTGGGGTGTTTGGGAATCGCCCGCTTACGATGGTTTGGTCGCAAGAGGACACGACGACCTCCTTATTTCTGCCGCCCTTATCACCGTCCTCGACAAGTTAGACGTTCCCGGCGCCGCCGTAGGTGACGTCGTCCATACCACCGATCCGCTACAGGACATTGACCGAGCACAGTGGTAAAGACAAAGGAGCAACACACATGAACGTAGATTGCACCGCCGTTGAACTTGTCACAGCCCAAGCCGGCAACAACCTGGCTCTTGCTCTTATCACTCTTCTCCTCGTCACCGCTGCCATCCTTTACTTCGCCCACGCTCTGAGCATCCCCGCCGGCAACCCAGCGGAGGAGGAAGACCATGGCCAAGACTAGAGCCGAGGCCCTGGCCGCGGTCGCTGCCCGCTACCCCGACACCACACCCAAGGGGCCGCGCCCCCCCTCTATGCTGCCACCCTTCACGCCCGAGCAGCTCGCTTCCTTCCTCGCCCCCGCCGGCGGCCCGGAACCCGGGCCCGTCCTGTACGGGCACGTCTCAGACGTGCCCTCTGCGCGCCCCGACGTGCCCTCTGCGCGCCCCGACCTGCCCTCCGCTCCCGCCCAACTTGCCCTCTTCCCAATCTCCCAACCTTCCAACGTTTCAACGTTCCAACGTTCCAACGAGGTCTCCCATGCCGACACTGATTGAGCGCTTCCAATCAGTCGAACAGACTGTCAAGACGTTCCTCAGCCGGTCGACCACCGGCGCGCGCCCCCGCGCAAAGTCCCCGTTACAGTCGAACAGACTGTTAAAACAGGGGACAGACTCCCAACCGGAAAATACCCCCCACCGAGACGCCGCCGCTGCCGTCACCGTCCGCGTCGACGACTCTTCCGGTTGGGAATCTCTCTCTCACGCTCCAGGAGATCGCCCCTGGGGAGACGTCTACGCTGACCTTGAGGATACGCTCCAAGCTTGGCGTAAGTCCTTTATGGTCCGCCGCGTCGTGAACCTTACCAGGAGCTACGTCGTCGGCACCGGGATCTCGATCAGCTCAGCAAACGCCGACGTCGCCGCCTTTGTCGCCGACTTTTGGGACCACCCTAAGAACCACGTAGCCCGCCGCCTTGGCCCTATCTGCGATCAGCTCACCCGAGATGGGGAGCTCTTCCCCATCCTCTTCACTAACGCCGTCGATGGAATGTCCTACCTCCGCTTCAAGACGGCCCGCCAGATCAGAGCCGTCACTACCGACCCCCAGGACTATGAACACGAGCTATCCTACACCGAGAACCTCGCCACCGGAGACGCCCGAACCTGGATCTCACCCAACCACCCATTAGCTTTCCCCTCTCTCTCCCCCTCCGCCCGTCAGCGGGAGGGGGGGGCCGGGCGGGGGTCTCCCCTTCCCCCGCTTATGCTTCACTGGGCAGTGAACAAGCCCCTGGACGCCACCCGCGGAGAATCCGACCTTACCCCCATCCTCCCGTGGGCACTGAGGTATTCGGAGTGGCTCAAAGACCGCGTCCGCCTCAACCGCCAGAGAACCCGGGCCGCGATGCTCGACGTAGCCGTTGCCGATGATACCCAGGTCGAGGGAAAACGCCGGCAGCTCAGAACCTCCAACCCGGTCGAGGCCGGCATCTACGTGCACGGTCCCGGCGAGGAAGTGACCATGCACGGCTTGAACATCAACGCCGGCCAAGCCGAGGAGGATGGGAAGGTTCTAAGGCTCGCCATCGCCACCGGATCGAATCTAGCCCTGCACTACCTCGGGGAAGGCGAATCGACCAACTACTCGACCGCTAAGGAGATGGGAGAGCCCACAGCCCGCTTCTTTGCCGACCGCCAGCAGGATCTTATATGGTTCTTGCAGGACATGCTCACCGTCGCTTACCGCCGCTTCTGCATGGTCTCCGGCATCGAGGCCCCGCAGGACCTGGAACTTCAGGTTACCGTCACCGAAGTCGCCCGAGCCGATAACGAGTCCCTCGCCAAAGCAGCCCACGCC